TAAAAAACGGCTCTATCTATCAAATTGTTGGAAGCGATAACCCCGACAATTTAAGGGGTGCGGGAATAAAAGGCTGTTGTTTCAGTGAATATGCAGAGCAGGACCCAAGAGCATGGGAAACAATCGAACCAATGCTTAGAGCTACTGGTGGCTTCGCATTATTTAACTTTACACCAAAAGGTCAAAATCATAGTTACGAATTATTCAATATGGCTCAAAAGCTTATTGATACTTGGCACACTGAAATCAAGACAGTTGAAGACACGAAAGCAATTGACTTAAAAGAATTGGAGCAAGTAAAAAATGAATTAATTTTAAGGGGCAAGACACTGGATTTTTTCAACCAAGAGTATTATTGTAGTTTTACTAATCCGATTGAAGGGGCTTATTACTCTGATTTAATACAAGAATTGGAAAAGAAGGGAAGGATTGGAAAGTTTGAATATGAAAGAAATTTGCCAGTCTATACATTCTGGGATTTGGGGGTTGGTGATGCAACAGCAATTTGGTTCGCGCAATTTATCGGCGATGAAGTAAGGATAATTGATTACTACGAGGATAACAATATAGGCTTGGATTCTTACATTCGAGATTTAAAAAACAAAGTTTATGTTTATGACAGACACTATGCCCCGCATGATATAAAAGTTCGAGAATTTAGCAACGGCAAGGCAAGAATTGAGACGGCCTTAACATTGGGCGTAAGATTCGAAACTGCGCCAAGATTGTCAATAGATGATGGAATTGATGCAGTGCGTGCAATTTTAACTAAATGCTATTTTAATGAAGAAACTACAAGAACAGGATTAAACGCATTACGCAATTATAAAAAAGAATTTGATTTTAAAAATAATACCTTTAAATTGCGACCAAAAGAAGGCTGGTGGGCAAACCATGGGTCAGACGCTTTTAGATATTTAGCAGTATCTTATCGCCGAGACTTCGGATACCAATCAAGACGGCAAGCAGATTTTGCCGATGATAGAATTATTAATTTTTAAAAGTATAATTTATGAATGCAAATAGAAATAGACTTAAAATAATGCAAGATTCCATTGCTTTAAGAAGAGCCAATCAGGTTCTAGCAAACCCCAACTTAGACGGCAACATGCTAAATACTTCATTGTCGGGTTTCGAAAAAATGACTAACTTAACGCCAGAGCAGGAGCAACTAACAGACGAAATAATGGCTAGATACAGAAATCGCTTATTAGCTAATACAAAAGCCGCAGAACAACAAGAACTTGCAAAACAAACAACATTTGCGGGCGGCGGTTTACAAATGCAAGCAGAACGCCAAACATTTGCAAACGGCGGTTTACAAATGCGAGCAGGACGCCGAAGATTATTAGGGGTTTAAATGTCTGATGAATTATTCAAACAATTAAACGCTCTCGATGAGTTTTTGAATTCTATAAAAAGGAATTACGAGCCTAACTGGCAAGATACGGCAAAATACTTTTTACCAACTAAAACTGACATAACAACCAAAAAAACCGAAGGCGATTATAAAGATGTTTTTACCCTTTACGACTCTACAACGGTTGTTTCTCTTGATAATTTTGCCAATATAATCAATGGCACGCTTACCAATAAAAGCACGCCTTGGTTTAAAGTATCAAAAGAGGAAGATGATATTGAAGATAGTGATAAAATAACCGAGTGGTTGGATATTACAACTAAGAAATTGTGGAATGAAATTTATAATCCTACTTCTAATTTTGAAGTAGCACACTACGAGAATTTACAAGCCTTTGGTTGTTTTGGTAATGTAGCAATGAAAATAGAGAAAGGAAAAGGAAGTTTATTTAATTTTAAGCCTCTTCATATTAGAAACTATGCTATTGCTGAAAATGATGAGGGCAAAGTTGATACTTGTATTTTATCAATGCAAATGGAGGCTAAGCAAATAGTTAGTAAATTTGGCGAGACTGGTGATTTACATAAAACAATAACCGACGCAGCCGAAAAAACACCATATCAAAAATTTGATATTAAGTTTACTATAATGCCAAGAAAGGATAGAAACCCTGAAAAGCTTGATGTTTTAAATATGCCTTTTGTTGGTTATTGGTTAGATGTAGCAAATAAAAAGATTATTCTTGAAACTGGATTCAACAGCTTTCCTATTGCTTTTGGCAGGGGTTCGAAGTCCGCTGGTGAAGTATATGCAGCTGGTAGGGCCTTATTAGCTTTGGCAGATGCTAGAAGTTTAAATAGAATGATGTCGGATTATTTAGAAGCTAGTGAAAAATCACTAAAACCACCTTTTGTTGTTAATGCTGAATTTGAAAGGCAAATTAGTTTAAGACCGCTTGCATTAAATAGAACTAAAGGAATGGTTGGCAATGGTAGAGCAATTGAACCTTTAATTGATACCAAAGGTTTTCAACCTACAATCGAGTTGATGATGAATAAACAAGAAGCAATTAGAAAAGTATTCTTTTTAGACAAACTTGTTGTTTTAGATGACCCAAGAGCCACCGCTACGCAAATTCTCGAATTAAGGGCGGAAAGTTACCGAATTATGGGAAGTATTGCCACTTCTATTGCCGAGTATTTAGAAAATATTTTAAATCGATGTTTTGACATTGCTTTTAATAAATCATACTCATTAGACGGCAATTTTACCTTATTACCCGATGCAGTGTTGCCAGAATATCCCGAAGCATTAAAACCCAAAATGGAAAATGGTAATTTAATAACTCCTAAATTTAAAGTTGAGTTTATTAATCCAATTACACAAAGCCAAAGAAGCAACCAAAATAATTCTATTGATGCTCTTTTAATGTCGGTAATGAATATGGCGCAAGCAAACCCTACTGTATTGGATAGAATTGATTTTGACCAAGTTATTAAAAATAAAAGTGAAATATTGCAAGTTGACCCTAAAATTATTCGAAACGATGAAGATGTGGAAGCATTAAGAAGTCAAAGAGACCAAGCAATGGCACAACAACAACAAGCGGTTATGGATAATACACAGGCACAAACCGCTAAAACAATGACGGAGGCTGGATTATGAACGAAAAAAGCATTTTAGAGAGTTTGGAGTACAAAGCTAAGGATTTAGAGAATTCTTACATTGCCACCTTTTCCTCTCAAGAAGGGCAAAAAGTATTAAAAGATTTGCTTAGAAATTTACTGATAGATGGAGATATTATTGCTAAGGATTACACGAGCGATGATATTCTTGCCTCTCACATACAAATAGGGCTAAAATTAGCTTATAAGTATATAGAGGGCAATTTACCAGTAAATCTTATTAACAAATAATATAAATTATGATTGATCAAAATTTAGCTCAAAACACCGCTCCGGTTTCTAACGCACCAGTTGAAGCAACCGCACCAGTTGCAAATACAACTGCCCCCTCTTTTGATATAAATTCATTTTTTCCCGAGGATATTAGAAAAGACCCTGAATTTGAAAGATACTCAAAAAATTTACCAAAAGATTTAGAAAGCATTGCTAAGGATTATTACCACAAAAATAAACATTTTGGCAAGGCTCGTGATGTTGTAAAAGCTGAATTAGAAGCTGAATATAACAAGCCAGTTGAATATAAACCTGAGGATTATTCCTATGAATTGCCAGAAGGTTACGAAATAGAAAATGAAATCCTTGATGTTGCTAAAAATAAAGCTCGTGAGTTAGGTATAAAGCCTGAACTTGCCAAGCAATTTGTTAAAGAATTATTTACTGTCGATGCTCAAATATCTGCTAAATTAGCCGAGGAAGCTAAAGCACAAGAAAAAGCCCAATATGAAGCTGAAAAAGCAATAATTGATGGTTTAAAAAAAGAGTGGGGCTTTGAATTTGATAATAACCTTAAACTTGCCGATGCCACTTTGTCGAAATTAACTACTCCTGAAGAGTATGATAAAATTGTATCATTACCTAAAGATGTTCAAGCAACTATTACAAAATTGTTTCACAAAATAGGCTCAAAAATGAGTGAAGGTTCTATTGGAAATACTAAAGCAGGTTTGCCGATGTCTCAAAATGATTTTGACGCTAAAAGGAAAGAAATTTGGGCTTCTAATAAACCTGATAGCTTAAAATACGCCGAAGAAAAATTATTATTTGACCAATTTTATAATTAAATTTTATGCCATTAAACAAAAAAGGTAAAAAAATTAAAAAAGCTATGCAAAAAGAATATGGTAAAAAAGAAGGTGAAAAAATCTTTTATGCCAGCGAAAATAAAGGAACAATAAAAGATGTTAAAAAATAAAATTTATAAATCTAATAGGTTATTTTTATCTTTATTAAATGAGGATTATTTTCATAAATCTGGTGAATGTATACAATTTGCTTTAGAAAGGGCTAA